CAATGACGTGAGATTGCTCTGTTGTGATAGACGCTCGTAAACAGCCAAGTTGGCTAAAAACGTAACGACCGCATGCCGCAACAAGCCCGCGTGTTACTCCACCTTGCTCGGCAGCTACAGTCACTTCGATATCGGGGCCGGTATAGATGTTGAACACAACACCCGCAACGATTAACCCGTCTTTTTCGCGACCGATGGCAGTGCATGGCGGGATGATATCTCTGCCAATCTTGGATGAGACATATTCAATCACCCTCCCGCCTGTGATGATCACGAAACGATATCTGCCGTTTCATAAGTCAGATCAATGCTGACAAGATCAATGTTAGGAGGAGTGAGCCCACCGCTTGAAATCTGGAGCGAGGGCGCGACAGCGTAGCCAGAGCCGCCAACACTGTTCCAGCGCTGGAACGTTGCTCGCGTTGTCTGCTCTCCCCATGTTGACGATCCCCAAACGCCGCCACCCCACACCGAGCCATCAATTGTTGCCGCGGCAGAGGGTGCGGCGGGAAGGTTGATGTTGTAGTCAAATTGGCATGACAGCGTAACGGGCGGATCGCTAGGCGCGATTAGTGTAGCACGCCCTAGTAATGGAATTTTTGCCTGAGCGGGAGAGCGGAGATCATCAAACAACGGAACCACTGTTCCAGTGTAAACAATTCCCTCATCCGCCCCCGTTGTTTCAAGTTCAACAATGCGGCCATTGGTTGAGCCATAGTAGCACCGCCCATCGTGAACATGCAGGCAGTTGATTTTCTGGCCCGTAAACAAGCACCAAGCCCCCGTGCGGGCATTGGCGACAAACAACTCTCCGCGCCGGGAATAAGTCGCAGGCGGGCAAACAATCGTCATTTGCTCGGAGGGCCAAAGAACCGCCGTCCAAGCCCCCTGAGAGGTTGCTACAGCGTTATTCCATGCTGTTTCGATAGGATAGGATACCGCAGCAGGCGCAAGAGCCGCCACGTCGCGCTGAATAGCTTGCGAAAGAGGGACAAACCCAATCTCTGTTGCAATAATCAGATCGCCACCCGCACGGATAAAGGCGTTCGGCCCAAGAGGGCGACCGATTCGATAAACACCGCGAAGGGTAAAATCTGATGCGCTTGCCGGGTTGCTCCCCTGATAGACAGCGACCTCCCCTTCAGTCGTAATAAAGACATTGGACGCCGAAAGACCGCTGTTTTCGTTCAGCGACCACGACGCCCCGAACAAAAGCGAGCCGCCAAGCTGGAACACGCCACCAAGAGGGAACAGAGAAGCGGCACCGCCGATCGCGTCTACACCGTCCAGATATGCGGCGTTCAGCGTATCCTTCTGGACAAACCACAGCCTGTTTTTAAAAGCCCACACATACGACAATGTGTTGCTAGAAACGCCTGTAATGGCAGGGGCCGTATTGAAGGTTGAGCCATTATAAACAAGCGACGTGTCCTGACCATTGACAAGGCGCAGAAACACCCCCCCCGGAGTGGCGAATTGTGCCGATACCCAAGCACCGCCCGTGAGACTGGTTACAGATGCAGGCGGGAGGCTGTCAGAGCCTATAAAATCCCCGCCTTCATTAACAAGCTGATCTTCATTTTCGTTGACTAGGACAAAATCTTCATCGGCTTCACGCAAAGTGATGTTGTAAATTCCGGTTCCGGTTGCGCAAAACAATGATTTGTTAGCCCCGTTTGCGTAGGAAAACAGGGAAACCACCGCCTCGCCCGTATTGATGGTTGCATAGCGGGAATTCCCCTTGCGGAGACGAACACCCGTCGCGGTCGGAAACCAGTTTTCAAGCATGGCCGCGCCCTGAGGCTCAGCAATGGCAAGGTTCTGGTTCGCAATCCACCCCTTTACCGGAGCGGGGAATTTTTTTACCCGTGCCGGTCGAGGAGATTTGTTCGCCGGTTTTCGCATCATGGCGTGATGATTCCCGGAAAGGCCATTTCAGCGCCAAAAGGCACGCGAGCTCGCCCAACGGAAATAATCCGGCTTCCCTTGTCGCGCCCGATCTCTTCATTTAAGGCGGTCTGGTAGTTCGAAAGGTCTTCTGCAAATTCAAGGCGCTTCTGAGCCCGCCAACGCCAGATAATGCCAAGCGTCAGAAGGCGTTCCGACAGCTTAAACACGTCTGCATCGGCTGAAAACTCGGTTTTGTTAGCTGTGCCGTTTGTGATAATCTCATTTGAGACGTAATAAAACTTGGCAATCTCGCTAGAGCCCATCACGGGCAACACCTGGAATCGCCCGTTAAGAATGATCCAATACCCCGGCGAACCAACAACGGGCTGAACTTCAAATTCCAGCCATTGGTCAAGATCCTGCACGGGCAAAAAGGCAATCAAAGAGCGCGTGCTGTAGACATTCGACTTGATCGGCATCCGGTCGTAATCGGAGGGCAGCGCGAACGATGTCGTTACGCCGTCCCCCGGGATCGTGTGCTTCTTGGTCAGAACTTGCCAGTCATGCGCTGTTGCGATGCCGATTGCTGTTTCCGTTGCCAAGTCTGCCAGTTCCGCCGAAAAACGATCATTCGTTGAAAAGACAGTTGGCGGGCGCGTGCCCGTCAGTCGCAATCCAGCGGTTTGGCAAGCTTGGAGAACAGTCATTATGCAGCTTCCTGGGGTTGGGCCAGTTCAGCAACGCGAGCCAGCAGCGTTTCACGGCTTGGATTGCCGCGAGGGGCCGCGCCGGTCTGCTCCTTGATAAACTGCTTCAGTTGTTCATCGGTCGCGTCGTTGATATCGACGGTCTGCATTTCTGAGGCCGAAACAGAGGGGGGAGCGCCGATACCTTGCGTCAGCGCCTCAACCATCTTTTTCAAGTTGGAGATTTCCTGCGCCATGGCAGCGACATTTGCCCCGCCCTTCGCGCTATTAAGAAACGCGCGGGCCTGTTCGCGAAGGTCGCGAGCGCCGGGGCCAAGTTTCGCAATATTGCTGTCGCTGACTTCGGCAAGCTCATCCACCGAAAGGATATTGCTAGCCTTCAGTTCCGCGACGCGAGCAGTCGTGAGAATCGGCCACGCTTCAAGCGGAGTGCCAGAAACAGCGCGGGATTCGCCACGCTTGAAGGCTGCGTAATGATCCGGATAAAGTTCCGCATAGCTCGGCCCGCCATTGCTGATAGGATCATCCGCGAGCCTCACAAGGCGCTGCAAACGGTCGCCGGGGTAGTTAATTTCGACGTATTCAACATCGTCGTAAATCGGGCGCCCCTCAGCCTTCGTGCGGGCTTCATTCAACGTCGCTTCCTTGTAGAAGCGCGGGCGGATGGTTTTGGGTTGATCGTCCATGTCATTGCTTTCTGAGAGCGTGTGAAAATGAAAAGGCCGGGGATTTCGCCCCGGCCCGTTTCTCTCTGTTCCAGTCCAATTAGATCGCGTTGGACTGAACCCAAGCGCGTTGACCTGTGGTCAGTGCGCCTTTTCGGGTTGTCCATGATCCTGCGCCCGCAGCAATGGTCATTGCCGGCTCAGTGAGAACAACCGCTGTGTTGTTGGCGATCCCCGCAGAAGCCTGCGCAAGAATCCACATTCGGCCATCCAAACCGCGCATGACCGTTCCAAGCGGAACATCAAGCCTTTCGGTTGCCCCATAGATATAGTCGAGGTTGATGCCGAGAGACGGGGTGATATTACGGCTCATTGTGCTGTGTTCCTTTCAAGAGGGATTAGAGAATTGACCGTGCAGGCGCTGGCTTGCTCGCGCGTATGCAGCGGCTGCCTCTTCCGGCGTTTTAAACCGGCCCAAACGATAGACAACGCCGTTGGCCATAATCCGGGCTGCCCATTTTTCGCGAGTTTGCGGCGAAAACGATACGCCCTTATAACCAGAGGTGTTGTCGCGATGCATGCGAACGTTTTTCATGTTCTCTGCATGGGACGCTAAGCGCAAATTTGATATCGAGTTATTTGCGGGATTCCCGTCAATATGGTCGATATCAAGCGTTGGCCAAGCGCCATGATTCAAAGCCCAAATGACGCGATGAGCCTTCACCGGCTTGTAAAACAAGCGGCCCATTTTGTAGCCTCTTGTTGTTGTGGCTGTGAGTGCAAGCTTCCCTGCCCATTTGGTATTCCAGCGCCGAGCGTAAGCCTCATTAGAGAAATGGCTTACTGGCCGTTCCTTCCAATAAAGCAGCCCGGCGCTGGTGTCGCATGTAAAACATGCGCGTATCGTTTCGATGTCCATTCAGGTGCTCCGTTGCAGAATACACGGAGTATAGACTACAACTAGGCACCTTGCAAAACAAAAACATTAGACATCTCTTAATTTCGCCAAATGCAGCGGGTTGTTGATGGTCAGGTTGCCGTAAAGGCCGATGTGCTGAACCATCGCGTCCTGATTCACAGGGCGCTGCATCCCACCGAACTTCACGAAGTTGCGATCCGGGTGGTAGCGATACCGGAGGCCATCTTCGCCAAGGCGGAGGAAGTAAGCCGTGCTTGCGGGCATGGCCGCACCGATACCGCCTTCAAGCACTACGTCCAGTTCGTAACCCGCGCCCGCGAACGCGAGGGACGGGAATCCAAGCTGGCCCGTGCCGCCTTCTTTGGAGACGCGCTGGATTGCCATCAACTGCGACTGGAACTTGCGGAAGATAGTCGCATCGCAGGCAATCACATTCGGGCCACGATTGCCACGCGTGTGATTGATCAGAACCTGCGTGAAGGCATCATGCACGTTCGGGGTTGCGCCAGTGCCAACAAGCACTCCACCAACCAAGCCGGTCGCGGTATAGGTGCCAGTGCGCCAAAGCGAAACCGCAGCGCGATCAATGCCACCATAGGTGCCAGTATTCGCAACAGTCGGGACGGCAAGCTGAAGTCCGCCAATCTGACGACCGCCATCGGCGGCGCCATCCGAATGGAGGTCTTCAACAAAGCGATCCTTCAATTCGTTTTCGGCAGCGGTGATATGCTCTTCCATGATGTCCATGATCTGAGCAGGGCCGCTGTTCCTCAGGATGTCCTCACCCGAGAGCGCGACCGAAACCGCCGCAAGCTTCGCGGTGTATTCCGCGTCGTTGAACAGTTCCGCAGGGCGCGGGTTAAGGAATTCATAGCCGGTATAGCGGGTATACGTGCCGCTTTCGGCATACAGAAGGCGTTCGCGGATCGTGGGACCGTTGAACTTCTTCATGCCGCCATTTTTCTTCATGACGGCGAGAATGACGTTGGAATTCGACACAAGGTCAGCGTAGCCTTGCGAACGATCTTCCAGCGCCAGAGAGAAAGCTTCGGTGAGCTTTTCATTCGAGACGATTGGCATTTTTCAGGTTCCTTTTGAAAGCATCAGTTGATGCCGACAGCAGCCATGGCGCGTTTAACGGCCTCGGATGCGGAACCGGCTGGTTTCCTCGTTGAAGGGTCTGAGCCTGCGG